TGGACGCGCGACAAGAACTTCGGGTTCGGTTTTCTGCGCCTGAACGCTCCTCTGTCGGGCTTCTACGGCCCCGCCATGGCCATCGAGCTTGCCGCCGCCCAGGACGAGTACGACCGGCTCAGCGAGAAGATCCAGGTCGCTCACAATTTGATGGGCGGCAGCCACATTATGGTCCAGTCGGGCACCCTTGGTAAGACCAAGGTCGACAACGACGTCGGCACCATCATCGAATACTCCGGGCAAGCGCCGCAGGTCTTTAATCCGCAGCCTGTCCACCCGGACACGTACGCGTACAAGGACATGATCGCGCAGAACATGCTCCGATACGAAGGTATCTCCGAGCTTTCTGCGCAGTCCGTGCTCCCAGCAGGCCTTCGCCAGGCTTCGGGCAAGGCGCTTTCTGTCTACGATGACATGGAAGACGCTCGGTTCCGCGTTGCTCACGAATCTGTTCGCCAATTCCACGTCGACATCGGCTGGCTCATCATCGATGCCTGCGAAGAGGCGTCCGAGGCTGGCGAGCAGGTGGAGATTCTCGCCCCTGGGCAAGGCGCTCTTGAGCGCATCAACTGGAAAGACGTCCAGATGGACCGCAAGGAGTACACGCTCCGCTGCGAGCCCATCTCCGCGCTGTCTCAGACCAAAGCGGCCATGTTCCAGGAAGTCATGGAGCTGGTTGACCGCAAGATTATCCAGGATCGCTCGGTCGTGGCGCGTCTTCTCAACATCCCGGACATCGAGGCCGAGCGAGACCTCGAAACGGCGGACGTGGACGTCGTCGACAAGACCTGTTCGCTCATTCTCCGAGACATGCCGTACCCGGACCCGGATAAGCGGCTGAAACTCGACGTGGCCTACGACCGCGCACGCAAGCACTACAACAAGGCTCGCGTGGATGGCGTGTCGGACGACCGCATTGCGGCGCTCGACGAGTACCTCAACAAGATTGAGGGCTTGATTGCTCAGATGCAGGCGGAAGCCCAAGAGCAGCAAGCCCAGGCGCAGGCACAGCAAGCGCCTCAAGAAGCACCGCAGGGTCAAGCCCCTGCACCACCTGTGGGAGAACCAAATGTCTGATGATCTTGTGAGCAAGATGAAGGCGGCTGCTGATGCCGCCATCCAAAGCGCAACCCCTGAGAACTCGAACGACGGCGAGGCGGAAGCCGCTGTGGAAGAGACGGTTGAAGCCGCCTCGGAGCAGGATGAGGCTGCCGTCGAGGAGCCTTCTGAAGGTACGGAAGAGGACTCCGAGGAGACCGAGGTCGAGGCTGCTGCGCCCGACGAGTCGGACGATGACGAGGATGCAGCCGACCAGATCCTCGCTGTGCGTCAGGCTGCGGAGCGCAAGGTGCGTTCTGCTGAAGCCAAGGTCCGCGAGCTTGAGATGAAGCTCCAGCGTGCTGGAGAGTACGTCGAGCAGTCCAAGAAGCAGATTGTCGACGAGATCTTCAAGAAGCTCCGTCGAGCTCCCGCGCGCACGTTCCAAGAGTTCGGCTTCGAGTTCCAGGACTTGATCGACGCGGGTATGCGCGAGGGTCAGTTCTCCGATGGTCCGATGAACGAGATTGATGAGCTTCGCCAAGAGATGCGAGCCATCAAGGAAGAGCGCGAGCGTGCCCGCGAAGAGCAAGAGCATCGCGCGTCGCAGCAGCAGATGGCGTCTGCAAAGCAGAGCTTCCTCGGTCTTGTCAGCAAGAACGACTTCCCGACGCTGTACAACATGTTCCAGGACAGCCCAGGCGATCTTTGGAACGAGGCCCTCGCGATTGCCGAGAGCCATGCCGAGCGGACGGGCAACCCGCCAAGCGACATCCAGGTCGTGAAGCATCTGGAGCAAAAGTACGCAGCCAAGCTGAAGCGCCTTGGTGTTGCATCTGCTCCTGCCGCGTCTGCCGCGCCTAAGAAGGCGATGGCGAAGACGCTCTCAACTAAGGCTGCCAGCGAAACGCGGACTGCTGGCAAGCCCTTTGGACAGCTCGATGCCGACCAGCAGAAAGCTGCCCTTCTGGCCGCAGTCAAAAAAGCAACCACGCAAGCAGCTAACTAAGGAGTCGAATCATGGCATACACCAATCCAACCTACGGCGCAGTTCAGGCAATCCTCAAGACGAAGTACCCGGATGGAGCGATCCCCCAGGCGCTTTACAAGAACTTCCCGCTTCTCGCCCTCGTTAAGAAGACCACGAACTTCGACGGCGACTTCCGCGTTGTGGCGCTCCAGAACGAGCGTCCGCAGGGTTCGTCGTCGAGCTTTGCCGTTGCTCAAGGCGTTGCAAAGTCCGGCCTCAATGGTGGCGGCGGTTCGTACCAGCGTTTCCAGGTCTACCGTACGCGCCACTACGGCCTCCTCCGTATGGATGGCGAGACCATGAAGGCTGCCGTGCGCACCTCTGGTGCGCTCGTCGACCTCTGGAACAACGAGACGGACGGCATCTCGACGAACGAGCTTCAGGAGCTTGAGTTCCAGCTTTTTGGAGATGGCACTGGTACGCGTGGCATCATCCTGAGCCGCACGGCGACGACCTTCTCGTTGGCGACCCCTGCTGACGCGGTCAACTTCCAGCTCGGCATGAAGCTCGACTTCTTCGCCGCGACTCCGACCCCGACGACGGCGCGCGCCACGTCGCCTGTTACGACCGATGCTGGCAACGGTGTCTACGTTTCGGGCATCAACCGTCAGACCGGCGTCATCACCGTCCAGGGTGTTGGCGGCACTGTCGACCTCACCGCTGGTTCGATTGCCGCGACCGACCGCGTGACGCGTTCGGGCGATGGTCCTACGACCGCTGTCGGTACTGCATCGTCGGGATCTGCATCGGGCACCCTTGCTGGCATTCAGTCGTGGATTACGACTCCGGCTGCTGGCGATAACTTCTGGGGCTTGAACCGCACGGCTGACCCTGTCCGCCTTGCCGGCCAGGTTCTCTCTGTTTCGGGTCTTCCGATGAACGAAGCCCTCATGGAGGGCGAGGCTCGCGTGCTCGTGCAGGGCGTTGGTTCGCCCGACACGATCCTCGTGAACCCGCTCGACCTCCAGAACCTCAAGAAGGCTCTCGGTTCGGATATCGTCTACGACCGCGTTGTCAGCAACATCGCTGGTATCTCGTTCAAGAGCATCCAGTACGACGGCGCGAACGGTCCAATGAGCATTGTCTCTGACCCGTTCTGCCCGCGCAACAAGGCGTTCATGCTCCAGATGCCGTCGTGGGAACTCTCGACGCTCGGCGCTGCCCCGCAGATGCTCGACTGGGATAACAACGACTACCTCCGCGTGAACGACAACGACCAGTACGAGGTTCGCTTCGGTCACTACGGTCAGTTCCTCTGCAACAACCCTGGTGCCAACATCATCCTCACCAACTTCGGTGCGTGATTGGCCTAGGCAGGGACGGTGCTCGCCGATAAAGCGGGTGCCGTCCTTGTCTACCCTGTGAAAGGAAGACCAACATGGCTCTGAATCGCTATCTCTACCCGCAGAAGAGCACGAACATCGTCCAACAGGTGGCGCTCTCGACGCGCGTCAACCTGAGCGGATCTGGTGTTCCAGGCGCTATCGTAGTGGGCCAGGGCATCACCGTCGCTCAGACGGCGAACCCCGGCGAATACACTGTTACTCTCGACAATGCGTCGACGGTGTCATCGGTCGTCAACGTCATGGCGCAGTATATTTGCGCGTGGGATCCGACTAAGTTTACCTGCTTCACGGTCGTGGCCGTCTCGACCACTGGCTGCACCATCCAGGCATACCGTGCGGACACGGGCGTGGCTGGAGCGGTCAACGTGGCGGGCACGCTCTCGATCGAACTCATCTGCTCGCTAAGCTCGGTGCCAGCGTGATGAAGGGCAAGAACGGCATGGCTCTGATGATTGCCATCGGCAAGAAGAAGCCAGGCATGGGTGGTGGTGAGGAAGACGGACCTCCGTCGTCCAAGCCTTCGCTCGGTGATGGCGAGGACTACTCCATGGAGCTTGAGACCATGGCCAAGTCCTTCTTCGAGGCGGGCATGAAGGGCAAGTACGGGAAGGCCGCGCGCATCTTCCAAGAGATGCACAAGTCCTGTGCAGAAGACAGCGGCGGCGACTACGAAGAAGAGGATTGAAGCATGGCATACTCGCGGACGCTATCTGAGCTGGAAACCGCCGTTCGGCGTGAAGCCGACATGGTGAACTCGACGTTCGTAACGTCCGATGAGGTGCGTGCTTACATCAACCAATCTTGGGCTGAACTCTACGATCGTATCGTATTGTTCGATCAGGAGTACCTCCTGCGCTACGTGGAGATTCCCTCCTCTGGCGCAGGAGTGTACGACATCCTGAATGCTGGCAAGACCGGCATTGTTGTAAACATTACCCTTACCGCTGGCGGCACTGGCTACTCGGTCGGTGAGGTTGTCGAGCTTTCCAGCGCCAATACGCCGAGCACGTTGGCTACGGCCACGGTGGCCAGCATCAACGCGATGACTGGGCAGATCCTGTCGATCACGCTTACGAGCGCAGGTGCTGGGTATTGGCTGTCTTCGCTTACGTCGAACACGCTGACGCTGAACTGCGTCTCCGGCTCTTCTGGCATCAATGGTCAGGTGAGCGCGTACATCGACAGCGACTTCTACAAGTGCAAGGGCGTCTGGATCTCTGGTGGAGGTTCTGGCTCGACGTCGTCCTGGAACCCGCTTCGTCGCTTCCAGTGGGATGAGCAGAACCTTCTGAACCAGGCGAACCTGTATCAAGGCTCCCAGTCGTTGCCGTTGTACCGTTTGTATACGCTGTCTAACCGTGAGAATCTGGCCATCGCGCCAGATAGCGTCGGTGGCACGTTCAGGGTCTGGTACTACCCAGCCCCGCAGAAGATGCTCTCAGACACGAGCCGCATCGACGGACGCTCAGGCTGGGACGAGTGGGTGGTCAAGGACGCTGCGATCAAGTGCCTTCTCAAGGAGGAGAGCATCGAGCAGGCTGCCAGCATCAAGGTCATCCGCGATGAGCTTTTCCAGCGGTTCCAGCTTCATGCCTCTGAACGCGATGCGTCGCAGCCAGAGCGCATTCGTGATTGTCGTCTCCTGAGTCGTCAATACGGATACTGGAGGTAGTCATGGCGCAGAGCAAGCCATCTCAGTTTACCGCTGCCCCTACGGGGAATCAGACGGTAGACAAGGTGCAGAACTCGCTCAAGCAGACGACAGAGGCCGTTCGCAACGGGCCGATGCCTCGTCAGCTCGTGACCGGACTATCGAAGAACAGCCCAGGCCAAGGCGTGACGTTCAAACCTGGGCAGACCATCGACATCCCGCACAACCTTGGCCGCATCCCGGCTGGGTTCAACATCGCCAAGATCATCACGAACACGAATTCGAGTTCGAGTATGCCGTACGCGAGTCCTAACTTGCAGCTCGTGCCGGTGTCTGGTCCTCTTGGTCAGAAGATCATGCGCCTGAAGTACGTTGCGCCTACTGATTCGGACGGCAATCCGGTAACTACACCCGTGCGTCTGCACCTGGAGCTTTTCTGATGTCGAACGAGCGTGTCGTCAATGCCGCGTTGGCTGGGGGTATCAACCTAGAGGTCGACCAGTTCCTCGTCAAGCCGCCAGAGATGCTGACGCTTCAGAACGCGACCGTCGTCAAGCTTGGACGCATCGAGAAGCGCAACGGGTTTGACCTCGTTGTGAGCACTCCAGGCACCCCTGCAACGGCGTTTGACGGCGACACCGTCCCATCGCCCGTCGTGGAGGCGATGAGCCCGTATTACGGCGCTGACGGCGGCAGGATGCTGCTTGCTGCTGGCGACACGCTCTACGAGCATGTTGGGTCGGATGCGACGCATGGTTGGCGCACGGTCAACAAGCTCCCCGCGTACGTGGGCAGCCTCGCTGGCGTGACGTCTTCTGGCGGGTCAATCATCGAAGTCGAGACGCTTGAGGACTCGACGGGAACGTATCGACTGACGGTGTGGGTGTCAGGGCAGCGTACGGGCCAGGAGCGCACCAGCGACTTGGTCTACACCTCGCAGACGGTAGGTGGCGGAAACGCCATCTACTACGCCGTACAGCTCATCGAGACGGGTTCGTTTGTGAAGCCTCCGACGCTGCTGCTGATGTCGGAATCGGTCAACGGGCCGATCATCAACATGCGGCTGACGAAGATGTGGACATCTTCTACGGCTTGGAAAGCTTGCGTGGCTTGGCAGCGCGTGACGTCGAAGGGTGTCCACTACAGCTTGGTTGACTTTGCGTCGGGCTCGTCCACTGCGAGTCAATACGTCGACGTTGCAGAGCAGGTTTGCCATCGGGCATTCGACGCTGTCGGCGTTGGCGGAGGTGTCGGAGGGCTGACGAATCGAGTCTTGTTTCTGACTTGTCGACAAGACCCGGCGAGCAACTCGTCGACCTCGAAGGTCAAGGCTCTACTGCTTCAGATCAACGCAACCACTGGAGCTATCGTCTCGACGGTCACTGCCGCAGACGTCATTCAGCATGCTGC